GCTAACTAAAACTGAATCTGTATCTATTTCTTCTTTATGAATTTTTACAATATCTTCATTAGAGGTACCTACTTCTCTAAAAAGAAATTGTCTTTTTTGATTTCTTATTTTCTTCTTTAAAGCTTCAGTGATTTGATTAGTATGAGTATGAATGATACCCTTTTCTCCTTTGTGACTATCACATATTTGTAATGCTAAATCCAATACTCTAGGTAAATCCTTAGCCATATTAGAATAAGACAAATTGTGTTTTGTGGAACAAAATATAGGTGACTTCTGTGCCTCGAAAGTTGATTTAATTTCTATATATTCAAATTCATTTTCTTTAATGCCTAAACTTTTAGCAAATTCTTTGGGGTTACTAATGGTTGCAGACATCATTAAAACTTTATCCGCATAATCAAATATACGCTTGGCTAATGGTCTAATATCATAAGGTGTAAATGTAACTGATTCTGAATCTTTCTTTTCGACCATATATTCACATTCTTGCCATGACTCTACTACGTCTCCTATAGTATTAACCATTCCCGTCATCTTACTAAGCCTTTGCATTTGTTTAAATTGAATACCAGAAAAAGAATTGTTCTTTTGAGAAAGCAAAGATACTTTGTGTTTGAGATCTGCTAATTCATCTTTAAGAAGAATATAAATATCTTGTAACCATCTTCCGGCTTCATCAGAATCGTCTGATATTAATTTCTTAAATGGTATATCCTCTGCTGCTAAGAAAGAATAAGGAACCGTAACTGAATATTGACCTACCAATTCATCTTCTATCTGACTAGCTTCATCACAAACAAATACTTCTCTCCTTCTCAAATAAGGAGGAAGACTAATAAGATACCTATAATTTAAAACTGAGTATTGCGATAAGAGTGCCTCATTCTTAGTCTTGTAATAAGGACACCTATTTTTACTAAAGCAATCCTCTCTTAAATTAGCAGAGAACAAGCAAGGAGCAAAGTCAACCGATAGATTCTTGTCTACATCACAATTGTAATTGTTCTTTCCTTTGGCCAATACAATGTCATTGAAGAGTTCTTTGTATTGATCTTGCAAAGATCGGGTGACTGTTAAAATGTAACTTCCATACGAAGGCTTATCATTAAAATCTTCTTCGTAAAGATAACCTCCATTACGATCTCTTTTATATATACCGTAATTTTCTAAAATAGATTTACGGTCTTGATCTACATTCTTTGTAGAAGCTGCAACTGCAACTCCTATATGTGATTTACCAGATCCTGTAGGAAGACATGCAATGACATATTTCTTACCTGCTGAAAATGCTTTATCTATTTTCTCCAAGGCTTCCTCCTGTTGAGGTCTTGGAGTTCCTGAAAAGGTTTCTAGATATTTAGAGCTTAGTAATTTCTGCACTCTTTATTATATCAAAGTTAATTGCTTTTCTCACGCAAGAACACACTGCATATGTATAATTTTGTGTATCCCTGCCTAAATGACCTCTGCCTTGGCATTTATTACAATTTGACTTAGGCATCTTGAGAAGAGGTAATTGGCCTATATCTAATAAAGGTACGTCTGATTCTAAAACCTCATAGTAGGTTGCGGAAAAGACACTGTATACTAATGTTTTATTCATTGGAAGCGTTAATAGTTAAAATGGAATCCCAAAATTTATTGTTAGATGTTTTACTTGGATATACTCGAAGATAATTTTCTATCTCTGGTGCATGTTTGGCTAATGTTTTGACTCTGTAATCAAAATATATTAAATCATCTTCTTCATGGATTTCAACTCCATAAGGAATAGGAATTTCAATTTTTTCTCTTTCCTTACGAAGTGTATCCATTATAAACATTATATAAAAATTCTTTTGATAAAAAAGAATAAGTTTTCCTTGTTTATAAATTTTATTGCCAAATTCTAAAGACACTTTTTTCTGTAAAAGAAATTTACAAGCTTCCTCTATAATTGTTCCGTTGATACTCATTTTATTTGTCCATAAATGCTGCTTTCTGAGCTGCATCCATATTTCCTATTGTTTTATTAAAATATTCCCAAAATTTTTCTGGTGGTTTAGATGGTACAACTGACACTACTTCACAATTAGTTACAGGCACCATTCTCCAATCTTGGAAAAAAATATCCCATACAGTTAAAAGACCTTTTGAAACAGCATTATAAGCTGGACTCTGTGTTGGTTGTTTAAAATTTAAAATTTCTCTTCCTAATTTTGAATCTAATATTCCACGATCAAGTGTTGCTAACATTCTTCTAGTGGCTGGTCTACCTGCTACTTTCATTCGTCGTACAAATTTAATTTCTACGACGTTTGATTCTAACAGACTTTTTAAACCACCAAGAGAAAGCTTCACTTAGTTTTCTTGCTCTTTTTAGGTTCGCAAACACCAAAGATGCGAGCTTCGTTCAAGAAAACAATGTGTTTCAGATCATTTATACTTGAAACCTGAATACCCTTATCATTAGGGAATACTACATTATCTCCTTCCTTTACAGTTTTACAATTAGGACCAGCGAGGACTACTCTACCGATTCTCCAAACATGGTTGACGGCATTGATAGGTAACCAAATACCATTGCGATTTACTTCTGTACCGTCTTCATTAAGGTCTATGTATTGAACCATAATGATATCATCCATGACTTTGGTTAAAGTCCAATCATCTAATTCTAAAGAATTACTTTTGTAATTTTCTATTTGAACTAATCCGTGGATTCTATCTTCTTGTTGAGGTCTAGCAATTGTCATATATTAAAGTTATTTAAGTTTTCCATTCAATTCTGCAAGGGTTTTATTGTAGAATTCTATTTCTTTAGTTGAACATTCCATAGAAGTTGCTGTATCTGTAACATCTTCATTATTATATTCCTTACCTGATTTCTTAATATAAGAAATCTTTTTAATGGTTTTAGGTAATACTAAATAAAAGAATTTATATATAGAATGATTGTCTTTAGCTAATTCTGTTTTATTGATCCATCTATTAGAAGTGGCATTTACAATTTGAGCTACAGAAGGGTCTGTCATAGATAGCCATCTATTGATAAGGAAAGATCCTGGTAAATTTAAATCTGTAGGAAGCTTTCCCTTCTTTTTGAGAATCCAATCTAATAGAGGAAATAATCCATCTATAGTATTTTTCTTAACCATTAAATGATTACCTTTGTAGTAGCAACAAAACAATCTTTAATAGTCTCTTGAAAAATTGCCTTAATTCTATTCGTAAGATAAGAAGCATTTGCATCATCCAACAAAAGAGAAAAGGCAAAAGAAGGAGCTTTAGGACCAGCTTTTATATTCAAGCCTAGATGACCAATGGCTACATTACCATCAATAACCTTAGTAATGCTAACACTAGCTTTTCCATATTCCTCATCTCCGGGTTTACGGATCATAATATCATCTCCATCTACTTTAACTTCAAATTTACCGTAATATCCGTTGGCTAATTCATCTCCAATATAACGTGCAAAGAGTCTTTGAAAGAAGACTGCACCAATAGGACAAATATTTGGAATCTCCCAACAGAAATTTAAAGCATCTTCTGAATAGATATAATCATTATTTAATTTGTCTTCTAGATCAATTAAATTATCTGTAACATCCATGTTGCCGCGGAATGCAATAATAACACCAAGAGGATCATAATCCTTCTTAAAGTATTCATAACCAAATCTCTTGTGAATCAAATCACCATTATAATCTTGTTTAAAATAACTCATGTCTTATATAATAAAATACTTCTGTCTCTTATTCAACCTGTTATTCTCATTTATATCAACAAATGAGATTTCATTAAATTCTTTTGTATATATAGCTCCTTGTGGCATTAAATTTTTATGTTCTTCGTCATTAACAGAAGAAAAAGAAGTCTTTTGATCATTCCAATAAACCGTATTATCACTTCTTGAAACAAAGGTGACTTTTTCATTTACATCATATAACCAAATACCGTAAGTTCCGTCTATTTCAAGCAACGTCAATTCAAATGCTCTTAGCTTATTATTATTTCTTTTAACATAATAATCATAAAGATAAGGTATCCATTGACTATCTACATCAAATTTTGTTCTATATTCATTTTCTAATTCTAAAGTATTAGAAATAATTCCGTTATGTGCTGCAATAGCAACGCCATATGAGAAAGGATGGCATCCTACTAATCCCTTTCCATTTTCATCAGTAGTAGGTGCTCTGTTGTGGCCAAGATAATAATTTTTCTGAGCTATAGGATAATAAGATATCTCTTCTGAAGTTTTCTTTATCTCATATTCATCAATATCTGTTAATAAAAAACCAGTGCTATAACTTCCTCTAGATTGGTTTAATTTGTAAAGCCGATAAAATTCTGCGTAATCTAAATTTCCATATATTCCACACATTTATTGATTATACTTTAAGTTGAATCTAGCGGCACTAGAATTCCACTCTGGAGTATTCATACTGTCTCCTAAACCAAAGTGAACTACTTTAATAGGTGCTACACCCATTTTTAATTTATTATTATTAGCTCTCAAACAAAATGAAATGTCATAATGATGAAAATCAAAATCTTCATCAAATGTAGTGTTGGTAGATAATGCTTTATCTACATCAACTGCTATAAAAAGACCATCTAATACAAGAGCTCTCGAATCTGTAGGTCCGAAAACCGTGGTCCATGTTTTACCTTCATAAGCATGTGCCACTTCACCTACTATATCTTCTTTATTAGACATTAAATGCCAAGCAGGAGGACGAGATCTGTCTATTTTTTTAGACCCGGCTAATCCTACTATGTCATATTTTTCAAAAGCTATATCTAATTTTTCTTGCCAAAAAAGATCTTCAATTAATACATCATCATGTATGAAGATAATTTTTTTGCCTTTATGGTCTTCTGTAAAAAATTTGTTATAAACCTTTGGAAGACCTTCTTTGTTACTATAAACAATTGTATAATTTTTATAAGCAAATTTGTCTAAAAATAAATTAAATTGACTTTTCTCAAATTTATATTGAGAAAGAGGTGTAGCACAAACAAAGTGATAATGATTTACAGGACTTGGCAATTGTAATTTTTCCATGGGATTTTATCTGATATTACATATTCTTTAGGATCAATATATCCAGCTTCTAAAAACCCTTGAATGCGTGAAGCACAAGACGAACAAGTGCCACAAGATATTTCTTCTCCTTTGTAACACGTATGTGTATTTTTAAAATCTACACCGTTTGCTATTCCATCTTTAATAATATCAGCTTTAGAAAAGGTAATATAAGGAGCTACTATTTCAATCTGGTGTTCTCTATTAAGAGAAATGGTCTGGTTAATATTTTTTAAGAAATCTAATGAACAATCCCAATGACCACTATGAGTGTCTACTTCCGCTGCACCATAATAAACCTTGTCCGCTCCTGCTGATTCTGCAGCTGCTGTGGCAATAGATAAAAACATCATATTCCTGTTAGGGACATATGTTGGTGGTTGAGCATGACCTGCTATATCTTTAATGTTGGGAATTTCTTTATTGTAATCTAATAAAGCCGATGAAGATGCTATATCCTTAAAGAATGATATATCTAATACCTTGTGAGGTATATTTAATTTAATACAATTATCTATGGCTCTTTCTATTTCTATAGAATGTCTTTGACCATAGTTAAAGATTAAGGCTAATGTATCTGATTCTTTATTAATTCTATACAATAAACAGGTAGAATCTAGTCCACCACTATAAATTACAATTGATTTAGGTTTTTTGACATCCATAAGGTAAATATAGTATATATTCTAATGAAGAACACCAAGAAAGTCAAATTTAAATTAAAAAAGAAATACGGAGTAAAGACCACCGTACCATCTAAAAATCCTAAAGTTGAAAAAGAAGTCAAGAGAATTTTAGATAGCAATTATAGACCTATGTGTAATTGTGGGGGTAATTGTGTTGGTGAGTGTAATGCTTGGTATAATGAAAATACTGATATACCTTTCATTAGTAGATTTTTAGGAGCTTTGATTACAGAAGCCGAAGAG